AGCTGGGTGACGGTGGTTCTTACAAAGAAGAAAAACTAGGTCACGGTGGTATGCCTTCAGGTAAAAGAATTGTTAAAACTAGAGGAACAGGAGCAGCCACAAAAGGTTTAAATTTCCACAGTTCTGATTAATGGATTATATAAAAGTTGTTGAGTATCTACTCAAGAAGTACAGAGATCGTATTTCTAGTTTAGAAGAAACTCTATCCTCAGGGAGTGTTGCTAATTATGAGCAATACCAACGCGTCGTCGGAGAGATATCAGGTCTTCGCTCTGCCGAACAAGAAATAATAGACCTGCGTAAAAACATGGAGAAAGAAATTGACGACTAAGAAAAGTAGCATACCAGACCAAGTTCTAAACTTTGATAAAAAATTAGAACAAGAAGTACCAAAAGAAAAAACTGTAGAAGAAATAGCTTCACAAGTTGATGTTCTACCACAACCTACAGGGTACAGAGTACTTATACTACCTAGAGGTAGATCAGCAGTAACAGATGGTGGAATACAATTAGTTAAGAACACTATAGAACAAGACACAGTATCCTCAGTTGTAGGATATGTTATCTCTCTCGGACCAGACGCATATAAGGATTCTGTAAAGTTTCCTGAAGGTGCTTGGTGTGAGAAAGGCGAATGGGTGCTTTTCGGCAGATATGCTGGAGCTAGATTTAAAATAGACGGAGGAGAACTTCGTTTATTAAATGACGATGAGATTCTAGCCAGAATACCTGACCCAGAAGCAGTCGATTATTAACCACCATGGAGGAAACCATGCAACAAGAAGAAAATCTTGCCATAGAAAAAGAAGAGGAAGGTTCAGTAGAAGTTGAACTTCCTATTGAAGAGAAAGAAGAAAAAGACGGTTTAAGTGTTGTTGAAGAAAGGGAAACTGTAGAAGCTTCCGATGAAAAATCTGAGCAGGAAGAGTATAGTGACTCAGTTCAGAAAAGAATCAACAAACTGACATATAAGCTCAGGGAAACTGAGAGACAAAACGAAGAAGCACTAACTTGGGCGAAGAAAGTTCAAGACGAGAACGCTAAACTTAAGAAAAAAGCAGACACTGCTAACAATGCAATGTTTACTGAGTATGACAGCAGAGTCAAAACAGAACTAGAAACTGCTAAAGCTGAGTATAAAGATGCATACGAAAGAGGTGATGCAGATCAAATGATTGCCGCCAATGAGAAACTTTCTCGTCTTTCTGTAGAGTCTGAAAGTTTGCGTCGTGTTTCTGAAAAAAGAAAACAAGCAGTTGAGAATGGTGAAGAGGTTCCTGTAAATGAAACAGTAATCCCACCTACACCTGCTGCCCCACCTGAACCTGATCCAAAGGCACAAGAATGGGCAAAAAATAATTCTTGGTTCGGACAAGACCAAGCATTAACTTTTGCAGCTTTTGGTATCCATCGTGAATTAATGGATGAAGGTTATGATGGAGCAACAGATGACTATTATAAGGAATTGGACAACAGACTTTCCAATTTTGGAAATAGGAACTATACTGATTCCAATGAACAAGTTTCAGACTCTCCCGTGCAGAGAGTCGCTAGTCCTACAAGACAAGCAAGAACGAATAAGGCACGCAGTAATAAGATAAAACTCACACAGAGTCAAGTAGCAATAGCGAAAAAACTAGGTGTGCCTCTTGAAGAGTATGCAAAGTATGTTAAACAATAGGAGTAAACTATGACAGAAAAAAATACAACTAACGAAGTAGAGCAATCTGTTGGTACAGATCGGTCTCCTAGATCTGCTCAATCTCGAGATAAAACATCTCGCAGAACACCATGGAAACAACCTTCTGCATTAGATGCACCTCCAGCCCCTTCTGGTTTCAAGCATCGATGGATTAGAGAATCTATACTAGGTCAGGACGATAAGACTAATATGTCTAAGCGTTTACGTGAAGGCTTTGAGCCTGTTCGTGCTGAAGAGTATCCAGATTTCGAAGCTCCAACGATACAAGACGGAAGACATGCAGGTGTAATCGGAGTAGGTGGGTTAATCCTGGCAAGGATTCCTGAGGAAACAGTAAATGAACGGAAAGATTATTTCGATGGTCTTACCGCAGACGCGATGCGTGCTGTTGACACAGATTTGATGAGAGAAAGCGATCCTTCTATGCCAATTAGTAGACCTAATAGGCAAAGTAAAGTGACTTTCGGAAAAGGTTCTTAGGTAAAACTAAGATTTTTAACAACATATTTTATAGGTAAAATAACATGGCAAATGTAAATGACCCAGACGGTTTTACTCCTGCATATCATATGTCTGGTGGAACAATCAGACCATCTGAGTTTGCAATAGCAAGTGCTACTAACGCTTCGATTTTTTCAGGCGATGTAGTAAATCTCTCAAGTGGATTGGTTATTCAAGGTACTGCGACAGGTACTCCATTAGGTGTATTTGCAGGTGTGGAATATACAGCAACAACAGGAGAAATCGTCTTTTCAAAGATGTGGACTGCTGATACTGCTACTTTAGGTTCTGCAAATGCGAAAGCGTATGTTTATGTTGATCCAGATATTGTTTACGAGGCTCAGTCTACTGGTACTCCTACTCAAGCATCTATCGGAACAACTAATACGATTTCGACAACTGCAGGTGATTCTTCAACAGGTCGATCAAAAGAAGGTGTGACAACTACAACTTCTAGTGGTATTGCGACAGTAGTAGGCTTCCCAGATAAGCCATCTAATTCTATTGGACAATACGCTAGAGTGTATGTGACATTCCCAGCTTCTGTGTTCGGCAATAGCTAAAAGGTGATTAATAATGGCAATTAATAGAGCACAACTAGTCCAAGAACTAGAACCAGGATTGAACGCACTTTTTGGTCTTGAGTATAGCAGATACGAGAACGAGCATACTGAAATCTTTGATACAGAGAATTCAGACAGAGCGTTTGAAGAGGAAGTTATGCTTTCAGGCTTTGGTGAAGCACCAGTGAAAGGTGAGGGTGCAGCAGTCACATATGACTATGCGCAAGAAACTTTCACTGCTAGGTACTCACACGAGACTGTAGCATTGGCTTTCGCTTTAACAGAAGAAGCTATAGAAGACAATCTGTACGATAGTATATCTGCTAGATATACTAAAGCATTGGCTCGTTCAATGAGTCAAACTAAGCAAGTAAAAGCTGCGAATGTACTTAATAACGGTTTCTCTACTTCCTTCCCAGGAGGAGATGGAAAACCTCTCATGACAACTGATCACCCTACCTTAACGGCAGGCGATCAAGCGAATGAGCCAAGTACTGCTGCTGATTTGAATGAAACTTCTCTAGAGAATGCAATGATAGATATCTCTGCGTTTAAAGATGAGCGTGGTTTAAAAACCAATGTTCAAGCTAGAAAGTTAATCGTTCCACCAGCACTTCAGTTTGTTGCTGACAGATTGATAAACACTCCTAACAGAGTAGGCACATCTGATAACGATATTAACGCTCTTAGAAATATGAGCATGCTTCCTGACGGTTATGTGGTAAACCACTTCTTAACCGACACTGATGCGTTTTTCATTAAGACTGACGCACCAAATGGATTAAAGCATTTCGTTAGAAGTCCAATGTCAACTGGTATGGAAGGTGACTTCGAGACTGGAAACATGCGTTACAAAGCTAGAGAAAGATATTCTTTCGGCTTTAGTGACTGGCGTGGTATTTACGGATCCCCTGGAGCGTAAATAATCCATTTCTTTGTAAAGGGGAGCTATATGCTCCCCTTTCTTTTTTTGCAGAATTGATATAGACTAAGGGTCTAGGGTTTATTAATTTTGTTCTACAGACTGACCTAGCAGACAAGCCAAGACAGTAGAACTTTTTTCCTAGGAGGAAATTATGGCAAATTCAACTTTTAGCGGACCAGTCCGCTCCAAAAATGGTTTTCAAACTATCTCAGAAAATTCAACTACTGGTGCAATCACTGTAACTAGTGGTACTAAAATGTCAGCTGAAGCTGTAGGAAGTGCTGGTATTGAAGGTACAGCAGCAGTATATATCACTCAGGTTGATAGACTAAAAAGTGATGTTGATACTAATGTTAACATTGTAAAATCTACTATTATGATTGACCTTACTGGGTTAAAAGATGGTGGAACTGCAGGTGATATTATTGGTAAAGATGGTTCAGGTGTTGCTTATATAGCACAGGTTACAACAGCTAATCAAGGTGTTGTTTTTGGTGTGACAATGACATGTGTAGAAACTCCAGCTGGTGGAAGCACAGACATTGATCTATACTCAGCTACTGAAGGCACAGGTGTAAATGATACAGCAATCGGAGATTTAACAGAAACTCAAATCATCAACGCTGGTGCTGCATCTGCAGGTACTATGGTTGCTGGTGGAGATATTACTGCTGACCAATACTTATATCTAGTAAGTCAAGGCACAGGCGATGCTACTTACACTGCTGGTCGTTTTATGATTGAGATAATCGGCTACGACGTAGCTTCTTAAGGAGTAACATATGGCAGACGCAGTAACTTCAACCACTCTGTCAGATAGTGATAGGTCAGTTGTTATTCAGCTGACCAACACATCCGATGGTACAGGTGAGGCAGCAGTAAATAAGGTTGATGTAAGTGGTTTAGCAACTAGAACTAGTGATGGAGCAACATGTACTGGTGTAAGGTTAGCTAAAATTGTTTATTCAACTTTTGGTATGAGTGTTAAACTTTTGTGGGACGCTACTACTAATACTATCTGTTGGGACTTAAACTCAGACTATACAACTGACGAAGATTTTACAGAGTTCGGTGGTATCAGGAACACTTCAGGTAGTGGAAAATCAGGAGATATACTACTAACAACTACAGGTGCCTCAAGTGGGGACTCGTACGTAATAGTACTAACTCTATTTAAAGAGTTTTAAGTAAATGGCTTTTTCAGGCACTAAAACTTTTGCCTTAGATATAGCTGATACTATAGAAGAGGCTTACGAACTAGCAGGACTAGAACAACGTACAGGGTACGATGCTAGAACTGCTAGACGTTCTATGAATATAATGTTTGCAGACTGGGCAAACAGAGGTGTTAATCTTTGGACTATAGAAGAAGTTTCTTTAGATTTAGTTCAAGGTACAAATCAATATAATATGAACGCATATGATATTGATATACTTTCTGCTGTTATACGAGACAGCAGCACTAGTCCTTCAACAGATATTGAAATAGATAGAATCGGTAGACAAGAATTTTTAAATATTCCTAATAAAACTACTCAAGCTAGACCTACACAATATTTTGTAGACAGACAAATCACGCCAGTTATAAATATATGGCCAACACCAGACAGTGCTAACTACAAGTTAGTTTCCTACAGAATACAACGTATTGATGATGTAAATACATCCGCTGAAAATCCTGAAGTACCTTCAAGATTTATACCTTGTATGGTAAGTGGTTTAGCTTATTATATTGCATTAAAAAAGAATCCTCAAAAAGCAGGAATATTAAAACAACAATACGAACAAGATTTTAAATTAGCAGCAGACGAGGATAGAAATAGGGCTTCATTAATGTTGACGCCTTCTAGGAGATTCTACTAATGGCTTACGCTCAAGGTAAATACGCACGAGCGATATGTGACCGATGTGGTTTTGATGTACCCTATCTTGATTTAAGAAAAGAATGGACTGGTTTTAAAGTTTGTGGGGAATGTTTTGAACCTAAGTCACCTCAACTAGAACCATCGCATCATGTAACTGATCCTGAATCACTTTACCAACCACGACCAACTAACCCAGCTCCTACAACAGGTGAAGGTTATGTTATAGTCTCTAACCCTAAAGATTCAGCAGGTGTAAGTTCCCCTATCATGTGGGCACAAAATAGTGATACAATAGGTTCAATGTATAATATGTCAACATTAACAGGTAGTGTGGGCAGTGTAACGGTATCAGTATGAGTTTCACATATTCAACTTTAAAAACAGCTATACAAGATTATTTAGAAAGCACAGAGTCTAGTTTTGTAACTAATCTACCTACGTTTATAACAACAGCAGAAGAACGTATATTTAAAAACGTTCAGTTAGATGATTTTAGAAAAAATCAAGTAGGTAATGTCACAGCTTCAGGTCCTTATCTTGAGTGCCCAACTGATTATTTAGCACCTTTTAGTTTATCGGTTATAGACAGTAGTAGTAATTACAGTTTTTTACTATTCAAACAAGTTTCTTTCATTAGGGATTTTACTCCTAATGCATCCACAACAGGACTACCGAAGTATTATGCAGAATTTGACGACAATACTTTTATAGTCGCACCCACCCCAGATTCAGCCTACGAGGTTGAACTGCATTACTATTACAGACCAGCATCACTTACTACCACTACAGGTAGTGAAACAACATGGCTGTCTGAAAATGCTCCTAATGCTATGTTATATGGCAGTTTAGTCGAAGCATGCACGTATCTCAAAAATTACGAAGCAATACCAGCATACGAATCTAAGTTTCAGGAGGCTTTATTAGGATTAAAAAATCTTGGTGAAGCTAAATCAACTAGAGACCAATACAGGTACGACGAGATACGGAGACAACCACAAGCATGAGAATAAAAGAACTCGAGGGCAAGAATATTGCCATAGTTGCTATGGGCGAGAGTCAATTAGATTTTCACCTTAGTTTAGTACATTCAAAAACCTATGATGAAGTCTGGGGAATAAATTGTATGGGAGCCATCACTAAATGCGATAGAATATTTATGATGGATCCAGTAAGTAGGTTTATGGATACAGATGACGCAGGAAGTCAGACAGACATTATGAGACGATGGTTGCCTGTTGCTGACATACCTATATATACTTGCGAACTAGATGAAAGGTGCCCTTCTGCAGTTCTTTATCCTTTACAGGAAGTTGCACAAGACGCAGATTGTGCTTATTTGAATAATACTGTGCCTTTTGCTTTTGCTTTTGCTTTGTATAATAAAGTTGGTAGTATAAATTTATTTGGTATAGATTTTAGTTATAGAGGTAATCTACATTTTGCAGAAGCAGGAAAAGCTTGTTGTGAGTTTTGGTTAGCTAAATGTATAGAAAGAGGCATGACCGTAAATGTTGCAGCTAGATCTGGTTTACTTGACACAGATTGCCCTATAGAAAAAAGAGTGTATGGTTATCACAGACTGGATGACCCAGATATATTAATTGTAGATGATGAAGGAACGTACAGACAAATTAAACTTTCTGTCTACAATAAACTTTTACACGAAGAACAATTAAAAAATATCACAGAAGTAAGAACTGTGATGGATACACCACCAGAAGCAAAACGGTACTAAAATGATAGACAATACAACGTTAGGTGACATCGGTAGTATTATAGTAGAAACACAGCAAAATAGAGGTCATCCTCCTGAGTTCTGGGCAGAAAAACTTACCGACAGAATATGTGGTATAAGCGACAATGCTGCACCACATATTAGGCAACAAGCAGAAGCATATAAACTAGCTATTTACAACGTAATCGTTTATTATATAAAGCAGGCAATCAATAGTGAGCGATGCACGATGCGTAATCTATTGGAACAACAAGGTCACGAAGACCTAGCTAAAATATTAAAGGAACTTTAACATGGCAATTACATCTACACTAACAACTAGTTTTAAGAAAGAACTATTAGAAGCTAAACATAATTTTCTAGCGTCTGGTGGTAATTCTTTTAAATTAGCTCTGTATACTTCATCAGCAACTTTAGGAGCTACCACAACTGCTTTTACTACTACAGGTCAAGCATCTGGTACAAACTATACTTCAGGTGGTTCAGCTTTAACCAACGTAAACCCAACAAGTTCAGGAACTACTGGTTTTACTGACTTTGCTGATTTAACTTTTGGTACAGCTACTATCACTGCTAGAGGATGTATGATCTACAACGATACTAACGCTGATAGATCTGTTGCGACCATTGATTTTGGTGGCGATAAAACTTCTACTGCTGGGGATTTTACTATAGTATTTCCTGCTGCAGCTGCATCTACAGCGATTATAAGAATCGCCTAGCCTTAAATGGCTTTTCTTAACGGTTGGGGTCGAGGCACTTGGGGTCAACTCGAGTGGGGTCAAGGATCTATACCAGTTACACTTACTGGACTATCAGCAACATCAGCCTTAACAGCACCTGGAGTAAACGGACAAGCTGTTGCAGCAGTAGCTGGCATTACAGCAACACTAGGCGCAGTTTCAGTCACAATCAACGCAGATGCTAATGCTACTCCATCAGGATTATCAAGCACTTCAGCATTAGGCACCTTAACTAGCGTAACTGGTAAAGCAAACATCACTCCAGCCAGTCAGGTTGGAACTTCTGCTTTAGGTACGGTAACTCCAGAAGCTGATGCAAAAGTTTCTTTAACTGGAGCAAGTGCCACTTTAGGTAATGTTTCAGTATTGGTTGATGCAGAAGCTACCATTATTATTACAACAGGTGTAGCAGCAACAGGTGCAGTTGGTACAATTACAACAAGATCATCTAACGCAGTTACTTTACTTGCACCCAATGTAGCGGTTGGAATCCTTGGGTCAAGTACAACCGATGCTAAGGCAACCGTTACCTTAACAGGATTTTCTGCAACAGCGAGTGTAAGCACGCTCAATGTGTGGTCCCCAGTTGTAGATTCTCAAACAGCAAATTGGAGAGATGTTGCAGCTTAAAATAAAGCTATAAACTTTATTCTTTTTGATTTATTATATACAATATAGGAACAAATTATGGCAGCTTATACAAACGATTTAAGACTCAAAGAAATCACAACAGGTGACGAAAGTGGAACTTGGGGTGATTCTACTAATACTAATTTAGAATTAATCGGTGATGCTTTTGGTTATGGAACAGAAGCCATAACCACCAACGCTGACACTCATACCACAACAATAGCAGACGGATCAGCAGACGCAGGTCGAGCTATGTTTTTAAAGTATACTGGAACTTTAGATTCAACTTGTACGATTACAATTGGACCAAATACAGTTTCAAAAGTATGGATTATAGAAAATGCTACCAGTGGTTCTCAAAGTATTATCATTAAACAAGGTTCAGGAGCTACAGTTACCATTCCAACTGGGATGACCTCTGTAGTTTATTCTGACGGAGCAGGTTCAGGCGGAGCTATGATTGACGCTTTAACAGATTTAAATGTTGCATCTTCACTTAATATAGGTGGGTCAGGTGCGGCAACAACAGGTAAAGCTATAGCAATGGCTTTGGTTTTCGGGTAAAATTAGGACAATATTATGGCAAATCCAAATTTAGTAAATGTAACTTCGATATACGCTAATAGTATAAATGGAGCTTTAACAACTACAGTAATAGCATTATTGTTGCGAACATTGATGGCACTAACGCAGCAACCGTAACAATGGGAATTATTAAAAGTGGCGGTTCAGTAGTTTTATTTGCTTCTACTATCTCTGTACCTGCGGATGCTACTTTGGTTCTTATTGATAAGAACTCAGGCATCTATCTTGAGGAAGGAGATATTTTAGAGGGTGGTGCAAGTGCTAACTCAGACTTAACTTACACCATTAACTACGAAGAACTAGATGACGCTTAAGGAGTACAAATATGGCTCATTTTGCAGAACTTAATTCAAGCAACGAAGTATTACGAGTAGTAGTAATATCTAACGATGATGTAGATGCTAACGGTGGAGATGAATCTGCACAAGCAGAAACATTTGTAGCTTCTATTGTTCCATATTCAACTGGCGGAGCAAGTTGGAAACAAACTTCATACAACAATAACTTTAGAAAACAATATGCAGGCATAGGGCATACTTATGATGCAAGTAAAGATAAATTTATTTTGCCACAACCTTTTTCCTCTTGGTCATTAGACTCTAATGATGATTGGCAGGCACCAGTTACCTATCCAACAGTTACAGAAATAGATTCTGCTCCTGTTATAACATCTTGGGATGAAGATAATCAGAAATGGCTAGGCATGACAGTTACAGGACCACAAGAAAGTCCAACAGAAACTAATTATACTTGGGATGCTTCTAGTTTAGTTTGGAATGAGGTCTAACTATGGCTAGTGTCAATGGTGGTTACATAGGAATTGACTACACTCCCGAGGACAACCCACAAGCAGAACTAGTTACAAGCGTTACTTCAACTTCTACTTTTACAACCCAACCTTTAACAACTTCAATTGATTACATGATTGTGGCAGGAGGAGGTGGCGGTTCAGGTGGTGGTGGTGGAGCAGGAG